CAAGTGATGATAGATAAAATTGATGTGGTTAGGGACGCGGTAATAACGTACATGCCCGGCTACGACAAGAAGGATTTTGAAGTGCTACGTACAGCACTCGACTGGATAGACAACATAGAACAACTTCTCTGTGTTAGAGAGGAACCAAGTTGAATTAGATGGGCATGAAAAGGATAATAGACAAAGATTTCTACAGGATCGACCTTGAATACCAATTTGAGTCGCTTAACAAGATGTTGCGAATGCACTGGGCAGTGCGTAAAAAAAGGCAAGAAGAGCTATGGGCAGCCGTTGAATACGCTGCGCCTCGTCCTATTCCCAAGTTCCAAGGAAGAACACGCTTAACAATTATACGGCAATGGGGCAAAAGGGGAAGGGCGTTTGACCCTGACAATCTGGTAGCATCCTGTAAAATGCTTATAGATTGCTTAAAAGAACCAAAGGGGCGCAGTGCTCATGGTCTTGGTATAATAAAAGACGACAGCAGCGCCGATATAGAGTTGCTTGTAAAACAAGAAAAGTCGCCTGATGGTGTTCATCGGGCTATAATAATAATGTCACAAGGAGACAATGATGTCTGACGAAACTATGATTGATGGTGGTCAGGGAGCATCGGATCAAACCGAGGCGCCCACGACCGAAGATACAGGGAATTGGATGGACTCAATTCCAGAGGATTTGCGAGGGGATACGTCCCTTGCAGATATTAAAGATGTTGCCGGACTAGCCAAAGGCTATGTTCACGCACAGAAGATGATAGGTGCTGATAAGGTAGTGCTCCCTGCGCCAGATGCTTCACAAGAGGATATGGACGCCTTCTACAACAAACTAGGTAGGCCCGAAAAGGCCGACGGTTATGAAGTCCCAACTGAAAATATGCCTGCCGAAGTGCCAGTCAACGGTGAACTTGTAGGCAAGTTTTTCGAGGAAGCACATCGAATTGGTCTGAATAAGCAGCAAGCCGCAGCAATCATACGCTGGCAAACTACACTGCAACAAGAACAAATGGGCGTGTACGAACAACAAAACACAGAAGCCTTGCAAACCGCAGAGGCAACTATGCGTAAAGAGTTTGGCAATGCCTATGATGAAAAAATCTCCATGGCGCAAGGCGCGGTGATGCGATTCGGTGGCGATGAACTTGTTAAAATGCTCAATGATACAGGTCTTGGCAATAGCCCAGAAATCATACGCGCATTCTCTAATATCGCAAAAGCAATATCAAACGATGAAGTAATCGGTGGTGGTGGACGGCAAACATTCATGTCATCACCCTCAGAGGCGAAGTCAACTATTGCAAATAAAAGGCGCGACCCTGATTTTATGGCTGCATATCAAGACGCTATGCATATAGGACATAAAGACGCTGTAGAGGAGATGGGTAGACTGTTCGAAAATGCTTACCCTGTTGAAGAATGAGTAGTCGTTTAACTGTACATGCTAGGCAGAAGATGTTAAAGCAGTCTCTTATGGCTGCCGTAACACCCGAGGATATGCAGGACGTTATACTCATGTTGATTGAGCGGGCTAGGGGAGGGTCTATTGCGGCTGCGAAAGAGTTGCTAGACCGAACCTTGGGCAAACCAACCCAAGAGATCATAGTAGACCAACAAGAGAGCCGCAGTCCTACAGAGGTTCGCACAAAACTTGCTGCACTTCTTCTGGCTCATCCCGAACTTAAGAGTGTTCTTGATTCAGCGCATGGGGAGCGAGAGATAGAGGCTTTGCCGCAAAACGAATTTTCGGCTGAGATGAAAGTCAACCCCATTTCTGAGTCGCCTGAGAAGTATGAATATGACGAGTAACCCCACGCATCAAATCAGGATTTGTACGGGCTGTGGCAGAGACACTCGTTCCAAAACAGAGATATGCCACAAGTGCAGAATCAAGGGAAGTAACACTAAGGTTGGTGCAAAGTTGCCAGCAGAAGATGACCAACACCCCATCTTTGACGACTACTCTGAGGAATCTAAGCCATAATGTTGACAATTGGCGACACCTAATCCAAATGGATTAAGTCTGCCTTCCAACTGTTCTTGCCCATGCGTCCTGTGCGCCCCAATTGGCACTCTCCCATCAGGCACGCCCTGCCCCACTGTTGAACATCAAACCTGTTGGTGTAACTAGGTCTACTCTCAAATGCCATGTAGCCCACGTTAGCGTACCACCATGGCAACTTTACTCTTCCGGTTCGTTTGCATTGGGTAGGCGGGACTGGGCGATGAGTATGTCCTCGCACAATGAGTCTGTGAGCATGTCCCCCGCACGCCATGGCGAGCTGTATGCTTTCCAATTCGTCTGAGTTTGCGGATGCACTATAACCGTGGGCAAAAATGACTGCCCCAAGTTGATAACACCCCCGTATGCCGTGGCGGTACGGGACGTGTTTCCAAAGTTTGAATTCATTCGCTACACCATCCATCTTTCTAGGGTTGCATAAATCGCGCAAACCTTTAGGTACTCTTCGTGGATCAGGACGCTGAACATTATCGTCATGATTTCCGTCTAATAAAACAAGTACACAATCCCTTGGCAGTGCCCCTCTGATGCGCCGAAGCATGTCAGCAGCAACGCAGTATTCTTCGTACAGCGTATAGCCCTCTGAATCATCAGAGTGGACACTCGCTGCGTCTGCATCAATAACATCCCCAAGGTGGACAAAATGAGTAAGTTTCCGACCTTTTATTTCCTCAAGCAAACGGTCGATTGCTCTCTCGCTTTGATGGGGTACGTGTGTGCAACTGATTGCACACCACTTTGCCCAACGTGCCATACTTATTTCTTATGTTTGGGCAAAGTCCACCAATTAGCCATGTGGCCAACCAATGCAATCCAACCCACAACGCCCACCGCTGTTCCCGCAAAAAACAAGTTTCCTAAAAAATCTGCTAAAAACATAATCATTTCACCTTATATTCAGGGTTAAAATCTTTGTCCCCTACGTGTTTGAGGACTTTTACTACATCTACATTATCTAATTCTGCTGGTCCTGTGTTACGGATAAAATTACCGCGCAACTCTAGTCGTTTTGTAATATCTTTACGCCCGAACCAGCGACCAAGAACGATGCCAAGTAAAGCCAGCCCGAGCAATCCCACGACAATTGATACCCAGGGCACGATGGACGCAAGAATCATTTCAGCAACAGGAGGAGTCAGTGCCAATAGCACGCCTATTATTAAAAGTTTTGCACCACCACGCAAGAATACCAAGTTGACGATTCCTGCAAGAAGGGCCAAGAAACCAGCAAACATAATTGGCCACCAAAGGTTCGTGCTATCCACCGCCGTAGCAACTATGTCCATTGCTTCTTTTGTGGTCGCTTTTGGCGAGAAGATTGGTCGAAGGGCGGAGCATCCCATTAAACAGCACGCAGTTGCTCCAATCCCTGTAATTACTTTATATCTGTTCCAAAATAACATTAGATATACCTTAACAGTAGTGTCACACTAATGGCGGTGAGTGAGCCGATGAATGCTGCTTTTGTTTGCAAAACCCACATTCTACCCTCTATGTGGCGTAATCTTTTTTCAATATCTCGAAGTTCTTGATCAATTTTGTCTAGCCTGTGTAAAACTAACTTAGCGTCCTCTGACCATCCATTTTTTTCACTCATAGCCCAAACTCCTGTAACACGCTGTACTGGGCAGTGCCCTGGTCAAGTTTGTCGTTTAGCCATGATGGGTCACCACGCTTGCCTAGTTTGTGCAAGATGTGCAGCACTACATGCCTTTCGCCTTCACGAAAAGCAGTTTCATGAGAATCACTAGGAACATGACTACTGCTACCAACGTGGAACTCAGACATAAGATCAGCCAACACGCGCAAACCTTCCGCACTTGCAAAGACGGTTTCATAGTCACTACCTTTTTTCCGAACTACATCGTTTTCTTTATTAGAACTGTCCACCGATTAGACCTCCCAAATCAGCCGCAGCAGCCGCGCCGTCTTTCGCCGCACTAGCAGCCGATTGTGCTTGTTCCATCTGCATTGCTTGTTGCTGTTGTTGCTGTTGTTGCTCACGTGCTTGTTTAACTTCTCTCTCCGATTTGAGGAATGTCGGATCTACGTTGTTCTGTGACATGAGGGAACGAAACACTGCATCTACATCAAGATTCTGCATGACCGAGGGGTCGATTTGCAACAGAACTTGTGACGCACTCATGGCAGTCATAAATGCTTGGGATATACTAGCGCGGCGCGTAACTGCCATGGGGCTTATGTAATTTATTTTATAGGGGGTGCCCGACAAACTATCCGGAGCCGGTAACAACAAACCCTTATCCCTCATCCATTTGAATGTACGTGTAATTAGTGGGTTGAGCCATTCCGCGTACAGTCGGGACAAAACCGGAGATATGACCATCAAGCCTTGTTGTCGTCTTTCAATAATCTCCGTAGCAGTCATGCGGTCATTCTGTGGCAAACTCAGTCGGTCTGCAAAAAATGCCTTGTCAATCTTGGCCTCCTCCCTGTCCATGAGTTCGTGACCTATATCTGGACGCGAACCACTTTGGAACGGTTGAGGATACTCTCTGGTTCCCTGTCTAACGTACATGATTGAGCCAGGCGCCGTTCTAATAGGACCTTCCATAGTTCCAGCGCCTACAATTACAGGAGGGCGCACAGCCAGTTCAGAGGCTTCTAGGATGGTCTTAGCCATAGCGTTAACCACCCGTATAGTGGGCAACACTTCCATCGCAGGAGAGCGTCCATAATCTTCTTCTGCCGCCTTGCTCCATCTTGAGATGATATAGGGGTTCTCGTCAAACCCACCTTCGCTTATTAGGTGCTTTTGCTCCAACTCTAGATAACATGAACCCCACGCCTTGTTGGTCTTATCTTGCTTGCCATATTCCCTGTCGAGCCGAATATAAACGTGGTGCAAAACCTTAACTTCCTTGTCTTGCTTTTCAGGGTCATCAGCCATCTTTTGCACACGTTCGCTCACATTCTCTTTGCCAAACTCTTGTATCACTTCCCAGACAGGCATTAGAAATTCGCGGTACACATCTGTAAGCGATCCAGAGTCGTCTGTTTTGATATAAATGCTACTCAAGTCTCTTGCTTGATACTTTAGCATTCCATCCTTCTCGGTAACAAGAGTCACGCCCGTGCCAAAAGAAACTAAATCCAAGGCATTTTCATGTGCAGACACGGAGAAGCGGGTTTTGGTGTTGTCGAAATACGACAGCATGCGGTTAGTGGTGTCGTATAGCCACTCTTTGACCTCATGCATCTTGTTCAACTGTTCGTTTTCTGTCGTCAACTCAAACCAACGAATGCCAGTATTGAACAGCATCCCCTCTAGGGCTGCTGCTAACTGAACGGCTGCTTCTGGTGCTGCTGTATTGTATATCTTGCCGCGCCTTCTAGCACCACTTGTAGTAGTCTTAGTGTAGAAGTTGCGAGTAGGCAAAACAAAGTCAGCCACATCCTGCCAGTGGTTGTCCCAGTTGGAACGATTTGCCTTGGCTTCATTGAACGACTTAATAATACTTTCAGGTTTAAGAGCCATTACTTGCCCCTTTTTTACGATTTGTGCTTCGAGAAACTACGCGAAGATTCTTCTTCCCGCTGCCCCCACCCTTGCTAAGCGGTGTCTTATGATCGACCTCCTTGCCATCGCCTTGTTTCAAACCAAGCAAAGAACGTGCCTTGTTACGGGCAGCCCTACGTCTAATTTGTGCCGGCGTACCATGGAAATCACGATATTCCTTTTTGTAGTCTCTTGGCATCTTATTCACCCAACGTTGCGCTTGCGCCGCCGCCTTCGCCTGTACCACCTATTCCGCCGCCTAAAATGGTTGAAGTCCGTCCACCACGGGCAAACCTTCTCCGCCTTTTAGCCGCTTCGCTCATCGCTTCGCCTGCGCCTTTTCGGGCAACTGTTGCCCGAATAACGGGCGGTGGTGGTGCCGGCGGTGGCGGCAGTAATGTCGGTATTTGTGGTTGACCACCTCCAAAGAATCCACCTACCATATCTAGTATTCCACCCATAACTATTCTCCTAATAATCTTGCAGAGGACTATAATCGTCGTAATTTACACTACTCTGCCTAGTAGTAAACTCGTCTACGTAATTCGTAGCACATCTCAACATCATTACCGCATAACGTGTAGCGGACTCTATATCATCTTTAATTGGGTTAATTTTACCATCTTTTCTGTGTAACATTCGTTTTTCTTCAAACCACTCTGAAAGATGGTTAAATACCTTAAAACGCCCTGTGCGCATCCGTTCCAGTATCTCCAAGGTAATTGGCTCCCTTGACTGTCCACCACCCTTTGCATCGTCGTATCTCGCAGAGAAGCCCAGCATATTTACACCGCGTGCCAGATATTGGTCTTTTAGGGCGACCCCACCCCCTTTGTCTCTTATCATACCATCGTGAGGCCATGCGACTGGAATCCACTTTCCACGGCTCATTATTGCCTGAGAGTGGTAGGCCGCCGTTTGGCCTCGCTCTTTATAGCAGTCATAAACATAAACAATATCAGCGTCAGCGTCATGGGCGACCCAGCATGCAGCCGCAGGGTGGTCTATGCCAAAGTCAATCCCACAAATCCTCCTGTAGTGTTCTGGTATGTCAAAAGGTTCGCACATCAGCATTTCATCAGGAACATTGTAAACATTGCCCGTGCCCATCATGGGGACACCCTTTGCTCTTGTATCCCGTTCGTGTTCTGGATAACTACCTAGAAGGTCTGCCTTTGCGGCAGCATCCAGATGAGGGGCATCATCCCAAGTGACATTCTTGAAGTAGACCCCACGCCCTCCCTTTGTAAAATGCTCAACTATGTCCGACATGCCAAACAAGGGGGTTCTTGTAAACAAGACTAAGCCATTCTTGTCAAGAGTTCGAGTAAGCGATTCTGTATAAATCTCGTAGTCTTTTGGCTCTTCGTCTAGCCAAACACCGTCACGCGCAACGCCTTGAAACTTTACTGGCCCTTGTTCGTATGACTTAAAAGTACACATAGAAGTACCACCAGATACATGCTTAATACGCAAAGTGTCCATAACATTAGCCACACCACATTGCCTCCATCCATAATCTTGTATACAACCAGATGGTATCCAGCCCCTGCCGTCTGGCGCCTTCTCGCCCTCGCGCATGTTTCCCACTAAGGCCAATTGCAGAATGTCTCGACAGAGCTCGTTAGTAGGAGCCGCAACAATCCAGTCAGTAGGCCGAGTAAACTGTCTACCCTTCCACCACTTGGGATATAGTCCTGTGAGATGGATGGCTACTTCAGCCGCTGCTGTTCGTGTTTTACCCACACGATTTCCTGCAATAATAGCGCGTTCACGATGGGTAGAACCCTTGTCATGAAACTCTTCTTGCCACACATAAGGCCCACCCACAAGCCCATTCTCATAGGTATCACTATATACCTCAATGAGCTGGTTCTCCATCGTAGAGACATCTAACTCTTGCAACAGATCTAATAATTGTTCTACTTTATCCACAGCCAGTACCATCCAAATCTCCGATATTATCAGAATATAAATCTGTCGGTGACCAAGAAAAAAACGAAAACTCAGTAAACGTCGCTAGTAGCCCAACTGAATAAGAAGTTTCTGCTTCCGCAAAGAATGAAAAGCAAGGAACCACCCTAAGTCGTTTATTAGGATTCGAGGACCATAAACTTAAGTGGTCTACATTGTAATAGTGATGGTTGTTAGGCGCAATCGCTCCAGCCGTATGCTTACTTAGGCTAACAAAAGAATAAACATCCCCAAATACATAAGGTACAAACTCATGCAAACTCCAATACTCATTATGCCTTTCTTTGAACACCTCCCAGTCACTAATAGTAGGTCTGTCGTTATCTGGGTTCCATTCTTTGGATAAATCTTCTGGCTGTGCTAAATACTTTACCGTCTCATCTCTCCATTTCTCACCATACGAAGAAGGTGTTGGGTATACAGTGTGTTTTCCCCAGTCGACACCAAAGTATCTAGCGGTTCTAGCCACAGGGTTACTTGTTACTTTTATGTATGGTTGCATACTCGCCGACCGCGCATCATCACTCCAATAGTATGTCCAAACATTGGGGTCGTCTAGTTCTTTTACATAAAGCATAATACGCAACTCGTTATCCCTGTTTTTGATTGCGTCTAGGTATAAATAGGTAATGTCATATTCGTATATTTTTCCAGCGCCCTCTAGCGATTTTCCTTTGAGTTCCAAAGGCATGCAATGGATTTCATAATCTATATCGTTTATCGCTCCCCCGCCACTGTTCCATGGCTCACCATCTCTAGCGTTATTCCATGTGGCCTGAATCCCTAAGTAGTCTTGCTTTAACCTTCCAATAATAGCAGTTCTGGTGTTAGAGTCGTTATTTGCATTTCTCTTATACAGACACAAGGTGGCCTTGGCCACTTTGCTTGGATTCGTTTCAAGTGAACTGACATCTTGTTTCATCAGTATATTTTTTTGAACACTAGAATCGACGCTTATTTTTAGTAGAGTACTAGAGCTATAATTGTTTGTGGGGTTATTCGATTCTATATAGGTTGTGTTTGCAATCTTCAATTCTTCTTCTTCCGCAACCGCATCATGTTTTGTCCATGTTTGAAGTAGAAACTTACGAGGTCTGCCGGCGAGGAGCCATGAGTCCGAAGTTGGCAAGGGTGGAATGTCTCGCACCTCTTCCCATGCAACCGAACCGCCCTCTTGGCAAGCAATACAATGCCTGTCCAAGACTAAGGTTGGATCTGGTAGGTCGGCTAGGTTGCGCCACTCTACGGTTGACCCATCATCATTAACAGATAAATACTTGGGCGTAGCAGGCAGCGCGGGCGTATACGTGGGTGAATTTTCCCAATCCATAGAACCATCTTGTTGGACGCGCATTATGTCATCTGCCGTAGAAGCAGTAGGTAAAGTGAATGCATTTTTCCATCCAACTGTTTCTGTGTCAACGCAATAAAACAGTTTATCTTCGTCTGAATCTGCTATTGGCGGGGCGATATTTCCACTTTTGCTAAACCGGGATTGTGTATACAGATGGTGGGCTGCCTCTTTATCGTTCAGGGGTGTACCAAGATTCTGTATTCTTGCTCCATCTGCATCAAATACCTCTTCTGTTGCAACCAAAGACTCTTGACACCCGATTGCTACCCTATTTATACCTCTTTCAACAGATATGCCGCCCACGCCTGCCTCAACTACTTCTGGTTGGGTTTTTGGTGTCACCCGTACAAAGGTGTAATCTCTCCCAGAACGGGTTCTCCCAATCCACTGCACCGTA